CTGAAAGACTGGCGCAGGGTTGCCACCCGCTATGACCGCTGCCCAAAGGTCTTCCTCTCAGCCGTCGCACTCGCCGCAACCGTCATGTTCTGGCTATGAATGGAGAACGAGTCCTGACCCTAAACATCGAGGACAAAGATAGCCCGCAATATGTGATCTTGCCAGAAAGCAAGCCCTCGGCAGAGCCATACGAGTTCGCGCCAGGCCCGCACTGGCGGCTGATCGCAACCATCAATTCCATCGACAAGGCCGCTCTGTATCAGATGTCCTATGCCCTCAGCCGCCGATTTGGCTGGGTCTATGTCGACGTGCCGCGCGACACGGCTGGTTTCATTGAGTCTTTTATCAGAAAGTCTGATCCAACTTGGGCTGGGCCTGCTGCGGGCGCACCTTGTCCGCTTGGCGCTTTCTGGGCGGCCATCAACAAGGTTCGTGTCCTTGGACCCGCCCCGATCATTGATGCAATCAAGGCCGTCCAGGCGATGGATGATGGCGCAGACTTCTTCGCTGTCCCTACGCCCTCGATGCGAGAGGCTTTGCTCGATGCGGTGGACATGGTGTTGCTGCCGATGCTCGACGGGATTGTGGTCCAGGATGCCGACTTCCTTGCGCAAGCGGCCGTAGACGCCTTCGGCCTTGATGCGGACTCCAGTGATCGGATCAAGCGGCGGATGGAGTCGGTTGCGGTCTGATGGAGGGGATCGACCGAGCGATTTCCGACTTTGCAGCAGGAATCTTCCTCCGGCATTTCCGGTCTGGGACGCTTCTCGGTGCTGACCGGCCGTCGCTTGACCTTGCCCGCGATCTCGAACTCCTTCGCGCGCACTGGGCGATCTCAGCGCCGGTTCGGGAGTTCGTTCAATATCTCCTTGCCCATCGGCACGAAGCGCAGGCGCTACTGCAATTCCAGAGACGAACAGATGACGCAGTCGCGCGCGGAAGGATCGATGCCCGGGCTTCGGTTATTGCGCGAAGGGTGTCCGGGCACCCGTCTCTGATTGTCTCGGAAGAGCCTGTGAGATCGTTCAACACGGGGCCAAACCAAGTCGTCGCTTGGGTTGTGCACATGGCCGCAACTCATGCCGAGCGGCTGTTTGCGATGCAGCCCAAGAATTCGGCCTATGCTGCCCTGATCGAGGCGGCGATGACGGAAATTGCAGCGGTGAAGCGGCTTGACGCTTTGCGAGAACCGCTGAAGCACGTGACGGCTGGACGAAGGCCGGGGCCAAACGCCGTAAGGGATGCAGCGCGGTCGCGACGACTGATCTATCGCTATGCGATTGCGGCCTACACGACGTTGACGGGGGTCGAAGCTGGCGACGAAGCCGCGCTTTCACGTGTCCTTCGAAGCACGCTCATCGGGCCGCTTGAGGAGTGGCGTCGTTTCGAATTGGCCGTTGCGGCGGGACTCGGGGAAGCGCTGTCTGCGGAACTCGGCCTTCCGCTGCGTCTGTCTGTACTTGATGCTCGGCCAGGACAGCCAGTCTTGCGCTGCGGGCGGTACTCGGTTTTCTGGCAGTCAGGCGGCGGTCTGTACGTGCCACCTGCGCTGGAGCCATCTGAGCTGCGGCTTGAAGCCGTTCTCGCTGCATACGGGATGGCTGCAGCAGCGGATCGTCCGGACCTAGTAATTGTCGACGACGAAGCTGGAAGCGTGGCGGCCATCGTCGAGGTCAAGTATCTGGCGGGCGATACGGCAAATGCGCGTTTCCGTGAAGCCGCGGGTCAGATCGTTCGGTATCCCCGCACCTTCATGCTGTTCTGCCGCCAGGTTCTGGCCACCGACTTCAAGGCCATGCACCGGGTGCAGCTCGGTGAAGCGCCGCAGCTTCTGGAGGTCGGCGAAAGCGGCGAGTTCAAGCGCGGCACGCTCGGCGAGAGCAAGGAGAGCTACAAGGTCAAGACCTATGGCCGGGTGGTCGCCATCACCCGCCAGACGCTGATCAACGACGATCTGGACGCCTTCACGCGGATCCCGGCGATGTACGGCAACTCCATCGCCCAGCTTGAGTCGGACGTGGTCTGGGGCATCATCACCGCCAACCCGGCGATGGCCGACGGCAACGCGCTCTTCCACACCACACACAAGAACCTCGCGGGCACCGGCGCGGCGCTCGATGTCGGCAGTGTCGGCGCGGCCCGCGCCGCGATGGCGAAGCAGACGGGGCTCGACAAGAAGACGGTGCTGAACGTCCGCCCCGCCTTCCTGATCGTGCCCGCTTCGCTGGAACTGAAGGCCGAACAGCTGGTCGCCCAGAACCTTGTGCCCGCCGCGACCTCCAGCGTCGTGCCGCAGTCGATCCGCACGCTCGCGCCGATCAGCGAGCCCCGGCTCGACGCCGCCAGCGAGACCGCATGGTATCTGGCCGCGAGCCCGAACCAGATCGACACCATCGAGTACGCCTATCTCGAGGGCCAGCAAGGCGCCTACATCGAGACCCGCAACGGTTTCGATGTCGATGGCGTCGAGATCAAGTGCCGCCTCGACTTCGGCGCCAAGGCCATCGACTGGCGCGGCCTCTACAAGAACCCGGGCGCGTAAGCCCAGCATCCTGAAACCCGACATGCGGGCGGTCCAATCGGGCCGCCCTTCGTCATTCCACGAGGATCCCCATCATGAAAAACTACGTCCAGCCCGGCAACACCATCACCCTGACCGCGCCCTATGCCGTCGCCTCCGGTGATGGCCTGCTCGTCGGCTCCATCTTCGGCATCGCGGCCGGGGACGCCGCCATCGGCGAGCCCGTCGAGACCGCGCTCATCGGCATCTTCGACATCACCAAGGTCGGCTCGCAGGCCTGGACCGTCGGCGCCAAGGTCTATTGGGACGACACCAACAAGCGCTGCACCACGGTCGCCACCGACAACACGCTCATCGGCGTGGCCATCGAGGCGGTGGCGAGCGGCGCGGGCGACACCATCGGCCGGGTCCGCCTGAACGCGAGCTTCTGATGAGCGCCTTCGCCTTCGCCGTCGGCGTGCTCTTCGCCGATCCGAACATCGGCCGGGACGCGGTCTACATCGCCGACGGCGGCGCGCCCGTGCTGGTGCGCGTCGTCGCCCGGCGCGCCGACGCCATCACCGACTTCGGCGATGCGCGGCTCTGGTCCGAGACCACCCGCATTGACGTGCGCGTGGCTGAGGTGGCGAACCCGCGCCCGGGCGACCGTATCGAGATCGACGGAGACGCCTTCCTCATCCAGGGAGAACCCGCCCGCGACCGCGAACGGCTCGTCTGGACCGTCGATTTGCGCCCAGCGTGACCGCTGTGAAGCTGAAGCTCAACATCGATCCCGACATCGTCGCGATGATGCAGGCCGAGGTCGCGGCAGGCGAACGCGCAGTGACAGCCGCCATGCGCGAGGCCGGGACCGGGCTGAAGTCGGCATGGCGGTTGCAGATCACCGGCGCGGGGCTCGGCACACGGCTCGCCAACTCGATCCGGAGCCAGAACTTCCCGAGGTCGGGCGAGAGCCTCGATGCCGCGGCTCTGGTCTGGTCCAAGGCTCCGGTCATCGTCGGCGCGCATGACACCGGGCCGCTGATCCGCTCGAAGAACGGGTTCTGGCTGGCGATCCCGTTGCCCGCGGCGGGCAAATCCCTGCGCGGCGGCCGGATCACGCCTGGCGAATGGGAGCGGCGCCGCGGCCTGCGCCTGCGCTTCGTCTATCGCCGCACGGGCCCCAGCCTGCTGGTGGCGGAGGGGCGGCTGAACACGAAGGGCCAGGCGGTGGTGTCGCGCTCGAAGACCGGGCGCGGCAAGGTCACCGCGCCGATCTTCCTGCTGGTGCCGCAGGTGAAGCTGCCGAAGCGGCTGGATCTGGCGCGGGATGCGGGCCGGGCGTTGGACAGCGTGCCGGGGTTGATCGTGGCCAACTGGGTAGATGCAAAGTTCTGATGCTGGCGGACTGTCTCAGCGATCGGGCAGAAGCCGCGGCACCGCCTTCAGATAGACCAGCACGCCGAGCAATTCGACCAGCGACTGGAAGACGATGACCACGATGGCCAGCCGCCATTCCTGCGGCAGCGCCAGCGCCAGCGGCAGCACGACGAAGGAATTGCGTGTGCCGAGGCTGAACACCAGCGCGCGTCCTGACCGCGCGGGGAGATCGAGCGCCCGTGCTATTGCCAGCGCCGCGATCAGGGCGAGCACGAGGAAACCGACGAACACACCCGTCACCTGCGGCAGGACCGGAAGGGAGGCGGTCACGGTCTGCACCTGAGATGCGGAAATCAGGAAGACGACCAGCGCCAACAACGGCACCGGGAACCAGGCAAGACGCGTCATCACCGCGCCCCGTCCGGATCGCGCCTCGGCCCATCGCTCTAATAGCCATGCCGCCACCAGCGGCGCCACGATCAGCGTCAGGAAAACGGTCAGGATGGGACCGACTGCGAAGATTTCCAGAAAGGCCGATCCCATGAAAAGCCAGAGATAGATGGGCAACAGCGCCATCTGCACGATCAGGTTCACCGGCGTGGCGGCGATCGCCCGGCCGGTGTCGCCTCCCGCCAGATGCGTGAAGGTGATATACCAGTCCGTGCAGGGGACGAGCAGGACCAGAAGAACGCCCAGCCGGACTGCAGGATCGCTCGGCAGGAACACCAGCATCCCCGCCACGATCAGCGGGACGATCACGAAGTTGCCCGCGAGCATCGCCCCCATGAAGCGCCGGTCGCGGAACGCCTCCGGCAGATGGATCAGCGGGACCTGCGTAAAGGTCACAAAGATCAGGATGCCCAGAAGCGGCCAGAGCGCCGCCTCGAGATGTGCGGCGGCCCCCGGCAGCAACAGACCCAAGCCCAGCCCTGCCAGGATGGCGGCGAGATAGATCCAGACCTGGTGGCGCTCCAGCGCAATGCGGCTCATGTCCATCCTGTTCGATTGTTGCAGTCGAGGTATAACCTCCTCGTCAAAGAAGGCTATTGCCCTCCGATACAAAGAAGAACCTGAAGAATGAACGATGCCGATCCGAATGCGCACCAAACGGGCGTTCCAATGCCCCCCACCGGATGGTTCAACCGCACAGTCGCCGGTGCCGGGGTTACCTCGGCGCTCGGGGATTTCGCTTATGAGACGACGACCGTCATCCTGCCGGGTTTCCTCGCCGTGCTCGGCGTGCCGGCGGCGGTGCTGGGGATCATCGAGGGCATCGCGGATGCCGTGGCAAGTTTCACGAAGATGTTCGCGGGCCACATCGCCGACCGGTTCGGGCACCGCAAGGCGCTGGTTCTCTTTGGCTATGGCCTGACCCCGGTCGGGCAGGCGCTGATCGCCCTCGCGGTCGGCTGGCCGCTCCTGCTGCTTGGCCGCACGGTGTCGTGGTTCGGCAAGGGTCTGCGCGGCCCCTTGCGCGATGCGATCATCGTGCAAGCGATCAGTCCCGAGACCCGCGGGCGCGCCTTCGGGTTTCATCGGGCGATGGATACTGTCGGGGCGATCTTCGGCCCGCTTCTTGGGATCGCGGCACTCGGTTGGGCACAGGGACTTAATTGGCCGGATCCGGCTGATGCGTTTCGGTTCGTCTTCTGGTTAACGTTGATCCCCGGCGGGTTGGCCGTGCTGGCGTTTCTGACGTTGGTCCGCGACCCCGAGCATTCGCCCAACCCCGAGTTGCGTCTGATCTCGACGCTCAAGGGGCTGCCCGTACGGTTCAAGCAATACCTCGGCGCGGTCGGGGTATTCGGTTTGGGGGATTTTTCGCACAGCCTGCTAATCCTGGCTGCGACGGTGCTGCTCACGGCGCAGATGGGCGTTGTGCAGGCGGCGCAGGTGGCGGGGCTTCTCTATGTCTGGCGCAACGTGGTGCAGGTGGTGGCATCCTATCCGGTGGGCGTGCTGGCCGATCGACTGGGGCCGGGCCGCGTGCTGGTCGCGGGCTATGCACTCGGCGTGCTGACCGCTGCTCTGATGGCGACGGCCTTCGCGTTCACGACGGAAAGCCTGTGGTTTCTTGGCCTGATCTTCGCCATTGCCGGTCTCTATGTCGCTGTGCAGGAGGCGCTGGAGGCGACGGTCACAGCAGACATGGTGCCCGAGGACAGGCTGGCGACCGGCTACGGGGCGCTGGGAACGGTGAACGGTGCGGCCAAGCTGATTTCCAGTTCTGCTGTCGGGATCCTGTGGACGCTGGCCTCGCCTCTGGTCGCCTTCGCGGTGGCCGCAGCGCTGATGGCGGCGGGAACGCTGGCCTTGCTCCGAGTCAGGTAATCGGCGTGTCGTTCAACGTCTGAGGTCTATAAGCAGTTCAATGCCCACCCCCCGTGAATCCATCCTCACCGCGCTGCACGCGCGGCTCTTGGCACTGCCCGCCACCGCCCTGCGCGGCGAGGTGCTGCCCGAGCGCGTGCCGGCCGAGGGCCTGCTGATCCTGCGCGATGGCGAGCCGGGGGAGCCGGAAGTGACCCTCTCGCCGCTTGCCTACCACTACCAGCACCGGGCCGAGATCGAGGCGGTCGTGCAAGGCGCCGACCGTGACGCCGCCTTCGACACGTTGACCGCCAGCATCGGCGCAGCGCTCGCCGCCGACCGCACACTGGGCGGGCTGTGCGACTGGGTAGAGGGCGAAGCCCCGAAGCCGGTCGATCTGCCGGTCGAGGGCGCGGCGAGCCTGAAGGCCGCCGTGATCCCGGTGGTGCTGCACTATTCCACGGCCGATCCGCTCGGCTGATCCCGACAACCCGAGGAGAACACCATGGCACGAGCCCAAGGGGCGCGGGCGCAGATGGCGCTTGCGTTCGAGACGACCTACGGAACGCCGCCTGCCAGCGGCTTCACCCGGATGCCATTCGCCAGCGCGACGCTGGGGGCGGAGCAGCCGCTGCTGAACAGCGAACTGCTCGGCTACGGCCGCGATCCGCTGGTGCCGATCAAGGACGCGCTGACGGCCGACGGCAATGTCGTCGTGCCGATCGATGCGGAGGCGTTCGGCTTCTGGTTGAAGGCGGCCTTCGGCCAGCCGATCACCACCGGCACCGCCGCGCCTTACAGCCACGAGTTCCGCTCGGGCAGTTACGTGCTGCCGTCGATGTCCATCGAGACCGGCATGCCGGAGGTGCCGCGCTTCGCGATGTACTCGGGCTGCGTGCTCGACACGCTCAGTTGGCAGATGCAGCGCTCGGGCCTGCTAACCGCGACGGCCAGCCTGGTCGCTCAGGGCGAGGCCATCGCCACGACCTCCGCCGCTGGCACGCTGGCCGAGATCGACCTCCAGCGCTTCGGGCATTTCAACGGGGCCATCACCCGCAACGGCCAGCCGCTTGGCAACATCGTCTCGGCCGAGATCACCTATGCCAACACCCTCGACCGGATCGAGACCATCCGTTCGGACGGGCGCATCGACGGTGCCGACCCCGGCATGGCGGCGCTCACGGGCCGGATCGAGGTGCGCTTCGCCGATCAGCTGCTGGTCAACCAGGCGATCAACGGCGAGCCCTGCGAGATGACCTTCGCCTACACGCTGCCCTCGGGGGAAAGCCTGACGCTGGTGGCGCATGCCGTCTACCTGCCGCGCCCGCGCATCGAGATTTCCGGGCCGCAGGGCGTGCAGGCGAGCTTCGACTGGCAGGCGGCGAAGGATCCGGGGACGGGGCGCATGTGTACGATCACGCTGGTGAACGAACGGGAGACCTACTGATGCTGACACTCGATCTGACGAATGCGCCGCGCTGGCTCGACCTGCTGCCCGGCGTGCGACTGAAGCTGCGGCCGCTGACCACCGCGCTGATGGTCTCGGCGCGCAGCGATGCCGCGATCCGGGCACTGCCGCCCGAGGCTGGGCCCGAGGAACTGGCGATGATCATGGCCAAGGCCGTGGCGCGGCGCGCGGTGCTGGATTGGGAGGGTGTCGGTGATGCCGCGGGCAACCCGGTCTCTGTGACGCCCGAGGGGATCGACGCGCTCCTCGACATCTGGCCGGCCTTCGACGCCTTCCAGTCCGCCTATGTCGCCAAATGGCTGCTCCTCGAGCAGGAAAAAAACGTCTCTGCGCCCTTGCCGAATGGTGGCTCGGCGGGGGCGATCGCTACTGTGCAGCCTGCGAAGGCCCGTGCCCGGACTGCCCGGCGCGGCTGAACCAGCCGGAAACCCCGGAAGGCTGGCAGGTCTGGGATCTCGCGCAACGGATTATGGGGCAACTGCGGGTCGCATCCGGCGCCGACGGGACAGTGGTTCTGGGCTGGGACATAACCGCGGCGCTGGCCATGGCGCAGGCGCTCGGGGTCGCCCCGCTCATCGCGGCCGAATGCCTGCCCGTGATCGAGGCCGTGATGGTCCGCAAGTTCAACGAACAGCGGGCGTCCGATGACCGGGCGTCCCCGCCCGGTGGCCGATGAACCCGGTCCGCAAGCCGCGCCCCGCTCGTCAGGAAGTCTGATCCATGGCCCAGAAACGCGTCTCCGTCCGCCTCGTCGCCGAGGGCGGCAGGCAGGTGAAGGCCGAGTTCCAGGGCATCGGCGATGCGGGCGAGCGCAATTTCAAGCGGATCGAGCGGCAGGCCGATATCACCGGTGCCGTGGTGCGCCGCGTCATGGGCATTCTCGGCGCCGCGATCAGCACGCGCCAGCTTGTGGCCTATGCTGACCAGTGGACTGATCTGCGCTCGCGCGTCGATCTGGCCACCGGCTCGCAGGAAGCGGGTGCTGCGGTCATGGAACGGCTCGCCGCCATGGCGCGGCGGACCTATTCCAGCCTTGGCCAGACCACGGAGTCCTGGCTGGCCAATGCGACAGCGCTGCGCGAGCTGGGCCTGACCACGGCGGAGTCGCTGGATTTCACGGAGGCGCTGAACAACGCCATGGTGGTGTCGGGCGCGCGCGCCGAACGCGCGGCCTCGGTCCAGACCGCGCTCTCCCGGGCGATGGCGCTTGGCACCCTCAGCGGGGACAACCTCAACACTGTGATCCAGAACGGCGGGCGGCTGGCCGAGCTGCTGGCGGCTGAACTCGGCACCACCGTTTCGGGCCTGCGCAGGCTGGGCCAGGAGGGTGGGATCACCGGCGAAGTGATCCGAATGGCGCTCATCGGCAATCTCGAGCTGCTGCGCGAGGAAGCCGAAAGCATGCCGGCGACCATCGGCGATGCCTTCACGCTGATCGGCAACGCAGCACTGCAATTGGTCGGCACATGGGACCAGATGGTTGGGGCCTCATCGACGATGGCCGCGGCACTGATCGGGCTCGCCGACAACATGGAGCGGCTGGCGGCCATCGGCATCGCCTTCGCGGGCTTCATGGCCGCGCGCTGGGTTGCGGGGCTCATTGCGGCGCAGGTCGCCACCATCAGCCTCGCAGGCGCGCTTACGCTCTTGCGCGGGGCGATCATCCGCACTGGCATCGGGGCGCTGATCGTGGGTGCGGGCGAGTTGATCTACTGGTTCGGGCAGCTGGTGCGCGGCGCGGGCGGATTTGGCACTGCGCTCTCGCTCTTGGCCGATCTTGCCCGCGAGGTCTGGGAACGCATGAAGCTCGGTGCCGTCGCATTGGGGCTGGCGATCATGGCGAGTTGGGCCGATATCAAGGGCGCCATCGCGGAGGCGCTGCAGACCTCGCTGGAAGCCGTGGTCGGTTTTGGCAATTCGGCGCTGAACACATTCCAAGGGGCGTTTGAGGCAATCAAGGTGCTCTGGGGCGCGCTGCCCGCGGCGATCGGAGATTTTGCGTTCCAGGCTGCGAATGCGCTGATCTCGGGCGTCGAGGCCATGCTGAATGGCGTCGGCCAGCGGATCAACGGCTTTCTGGAGGGGATCAATGGCGGGCTCGAGGCGCTGGGGATCGAACGGCGCATCTCGCTGATCGGCAATCTGGAACTCGGCCGGATCGACAACCCCTTCGCCGGGTCGGCGACCGAGGCCGGAGCCGAAGCCCGTGCGGCGTTTCAGGCGGCGCTCTCAGCCGAGCCGATCACGATGCCGGATCTCGGGCTGGGCACCTATGCCGAGGAAGCGCGCGGTCAGGCCGAGGCCCTGCGCGCGACGATGGCCGGTGTGGCGGAAGCGGCGACGGCACCGCTCGAATCCATTGACGCCCTGCGCGAAGCGGTGACGGGAAGCGGTCTGGACTCTGAGGCCGCGCTGAACGGCGCACGTACGGCCGCCGAGGGGCTGGGAGAGTCGCTCGATGCTACGGGCGAGGCTGCGGGCCGCGCAGGTGGCGCCGGTCGCGGTGCGGGTCAGGCGCTACGCGAGGCGGCCGATACGGCGCGGGGTGCCTGGGAGGCTACCGCCGAGGCAGTCCGCGCGGCGCAGGAACGCTCGCGCGAGATCGCCCAAGGTCTGGCGCAGGACATCGTCGGTCCGATCAAGGAGGCGCTGCAGTCGGGTGAGTTCACTTGGGAGACCTTTGCCAGCGCCATCTCGCGTATCGCGCAGAACCTCGCGAACCGGCTGATCGAGCTGGCCTTCAAGCCGATCGAGAACGCGCTGATGCGCGCCTTCTCGGGCATGGGCGGAGGCGGTGGGTTCTTCGCGAGCCTGTTCGGCTTCGCCAGGGGCGGCGCATTTGCAGGCGGACAGGAACTGACCGCCTTTGCGCGCGGCGGTGTGGTCAACCGGCCGACGGTCTTCCCGTTCTCCCGCGGCATCGGGCTGATGGGCGAGGCCGGGCCCGAGGCGATCCTGCCGCTGCGGCGCGGGCGCGACGGGCGGCTCGGGGTCGAGATGAACAGCGCGCCCACCCAACCCGCGCAGGACATGTCGACGCGCATCATCAACGTGCTCGACCCGTCGGTGGTCGGCGACTACCTCGCCACGCCCTCGGGCGAGCGGGCCATCCTGAACGTCATCCGCCGCAACCGGAGTGCCCTGAATGCCTGAGATGGGAGGCCCACTGCCGCCGCTGTTCTGGTCCTTCCCGGCGGCGCAGGAGATCGCCGAAGTGCTGGAATGGCGCACCGATGTGCTGACATCGCGCGCGAGCGAACAGCGCATCGCACTCCGACCCCGGCCGCGCGAGATCGTCACATTTCGGCACAGGCTGGATGCGCTGGGGATGGCGCGCGCGACGGAAATGGCCCGCGTCGGGTTCGCCGGAGACTGGCAGGTCCCGCTCTGGCACATGGCGCTGCAGCCCAATGCCGATCTGGCGCAAGGCGTGACCGAGATCCTGCTCGACACCGGCGTGGCGGATTTCCGGAGCGGGGAACTGGCGGCGCTTGCGGTCGATGGCCGCGAGGCGGCGGCAGTGGCCATCGCCAGCGTTCAGGCCGACCGGCTGATCCTGGCGGAACCTCTGGTGCTGCAACTGCCCGGTCCGGTCGTGGCGGCACAGCGGGTCACGGTCGCGCCGATCCGGGCCAGTGCGCTGACCTCAGCCATCGAGGTCACACGCCGCAGGCAGGGCGATGGCACGGTCACGGCCAGCTTCCTCTTGCGCGATGCGCCGGACATCACCGCACCGGTCCTGCCGACCTATCTCGGCCGCCCGGTCCAGACCGATCCGAGCCTTGTACGCCGCCCGCTCACCGCCAGCCTGCGCCGCGCGGTCGAATACGTCGACAACGGTTTCGGCCCGGTTGTGGCCGAGCCGCTGCGCGACGTCTTCGAGCGGAGCGAGACGATCACGCTGAAGGCACAAGGCCGCATTGCACGCCACGCCCTGCGGCGCTGGCTCTGGTCGCTCCGAGGGCGGCAGGCCAGCTTCTGGCTGCCGACCTGGGGGCGCGACCTGCAGTTGCGTGCCGCGATGACCTCTGGATCCACGCTGGTGCGCGTGGCGCCGGTCGCGTCGCTCCCGGCCTATGTCGGCCGCGCGATCCTGCTGGAAATGCCGACCGCGCTGCGCTTCCGGACGATCACCGCCGCCACCGCCGAGGGCGCGGATCACCGGCTCACGCTGTCCTCGAACCTCGGCGAGAAGGTGCCGCTCATGACCAAGGCGCATTTCCTGACCCCGATGCGCGCAGATGCCGACCGCGTGGAGATCCAGCATGGCGCTGTGGCGAGCGAGGTCACGCTGCCTCTTATCGAGGTGCCCGCATGACCTATGCTAGCATCGAAGCCTCGGTCGCAGAGGGCCGCCCGTATTTCCTCTATCAGTTTGTCGAGGTGGATCAGGTCTGGCGTTTCACCAGCCGAGCCACGGCCTGGACCAGCGCGGGGAGCGGCGGGACCGAGATCACCTGGGAGCCAGCCGCCGTGGCCCATGGCGATGTGGTGCAGACAAGCGAGATCGAGCGGGGGCGGCTGGAACTGACCTGGCCGCTCTCGCATCCTTTCGCGCGGCGCTTCCTCGGTCCCTTGGGCAACACGCCCGTGACGCTGACCATCTTCCGTGGCCACGAGCAGGTGCTGGGGGAGACGGTCGCGCATTGGAAAGGCCGCGTGGTGGGGGCCGAGGTGGAGGGGCAGCGGATCCTGCTGCAGGCCGAGTCGATCTTCAGCACGCTGCGACGCGCGGGCGTGCGGGCGAAGTACCAGCGGCTTTGCCGCCATGCGCTTTACGGGCGCGGCTGCGGCCTCGACATCGCGCTCTACTGGCTGACCGGCACGGTGACGGCCGTATCCGGCAACGCCTCGAGCCTGACGATCCCCGAGGCGGCGGCTGAGCCCGCCGGCTGGTACCGGGGCGGTGTGCTCAGGTTCGGCGCGCAGCTCGGGTTCATCACCGGCCATGCCGGGGCCACCCTCACACTGTCGCGCCCGATGCCGGAACTGGCGGCGGCGCTCGCCGCGCCGGAAATCGATCCGGACACCGGCTCGCCGCTCCCGGTCCTCGCCGACATAGCCCCCGGCTGCGATCTGCGCGCCGCCACTTGTGCCGCGAAGTTCGGCAACCTCGCGAACTTCGGGGGCTTCCCCGAGATCCCCGGCCGCAACCCCTTCGGCGGCAGCTCCATCGTCTGAGAACGCCCATGGTCTGGACCTTCATTGCACGGCTCGTCCTCGGGCTGGTCCTCTCGGCGATTTCCTATGCGCTGAGCCCGCGCCCCAAGGTCGAGAAGCCGCAGGCCGCAGGGCTAGACGACTTCTCCCTGCCCACCGCCGAGGAGGGTCGGCCGATCCCGGTTGTGTTCGGGACGGTGCTGATCACCGGGCCGAACGTCGTCTGGGCAGGCGACCTGAAGGTGGATCCGATCAAGAAGAAAGGCGGCAAGAAGTGACGCGTGTGACGATCCAGGACCTGCGCGATGCCCGCTACTGCCTCGCGGGCGTGCGGCCATGGTTCCGCCGCCACGGGTTCGACTGGCAGGCGTTTCTCGACAGCGGCATCGAAGCCGACCGGCTGCGCATAACCGGGGATGCGCTGGTGGAGCCGGTGATCACGATCGCCGAGCAGCGGGAGGCATGCGATGGGCGGGCGTAGCAAGGCGCAGACCGTTGGCTTCCGCTATTCGCTGGGGATGCATCTGGCGCTCTGCCATGGGCCGATCGATGCCATTCGCGAGATCCTCGTTGACCGCCGCACCGCATGGTCTGTCACGACCGGCGGCGGCGTTTCGGGTGGCGGCGCGGCCGTGGAGACGCGGATCGGCACAGTCGCAGGCATGACCGCCACTGCCGCGCTGGCAGGCGACACGGGCGCCACGATCACCTTTCCGGGGACGCGCGCCGGGGTGCGCATCGGCCGGGACTACCGGCTGCAATTGGCGAATGGCACGAGCCAGACCATCACTCTGCGCGGCGTCACCTTCAACGCCACCACGAATGTGAGCTCCTGGTCCGTCCTGCCCGAGGCACTGAGCTTCCCCTCGCAGTCGGTCGAGGTGTTCGAGGCGACCAGCGCCGCCAGCAATGCCGGCGCTGGCGGTGGGCGCATCCGGATAGACAAGCCCGACCTCTTTGGCGGCGAGAGCCGCGAGGGCGGTGTCCGCGGCGATGTCGATGTGCTGATGGGCGGGCCGGGCCAGGGGCAGAACGATTACCTGGCCGCGCGCATGGACGGAGACGTGCCCGGCTATCGCGGGCTTTGCAGCCTAGTGCTTCGGCAGGTCTATCTCGGCATCAATCCGTATCTGAAGCCTTGGGCGGTCCGCGTGACCCGCGTGCTGACCGGCGAGGCAGGCGCGGCGCAATGGTATCCCGAGAAGGCCGCCATCGTGCCCGAGGCCAATATCTCGGACGCCGCGATCTATATCGCGCTCGATGTCTCGGGCTCGATGTCGGGCACGCGCATGGCGGCGCAGAAGGCAGGGGTTGCCGCGCTGATCCGCGAGATCGGGGCCAGCGTCGATCCCGACCGCCCGAACGACATCCGCATCGTGCTCTGGAACGCTGGCGTCGCGGGCGCGACCCTTCGCCGCGACATGGGCCCGGACGACTATGCCGCGCTCGATGCCTGGATGCTGGCGCTGTCGAACAGCACCTCGGGCGGCACCAGCTTTGACGCGGCCTTCTCGCAGGGGGGTGCGTTTTTCGCGGGCGGCGGGTCGAAACGACGGATCGTGATCTTCGTGACCGACGGCGAACCTGCGCCGGTCTCCTCGGTCGATGCGGCGCTGGCGATCATCCGCATGCTTCCGCCCGCCGACATCTTCGGCTTCAACATCGCGCTCGCGAACACGACCTCTACCGCGCGCATCGACAACACGCCCGTGGACGGCGTGCCAGTGATCCCGGCCGGCAACCCGCAGGCACTGGTCGCCTCCCTTCGCGGGGCCTTCGGGAACGGCCCGGACATGAACCCGGCCCATATCATCCGGGAGTGCCTGACGAACCGTGACTGGGGGCTTGGCTATTCCACGGTCGAGATCGGGGCCAGTTTCACGGCGGCTGCGGACACGCTCTACACCGAAGGCTTCGGCCTGTCGCTGATCTGGCAGCAGGACAGTTCCATCGAGGAGTTCATCGGCAGCGTTCTCGACCATATCGACGCAACGCTCTTCATCGACCGGCGCACGGGGCTCTGGGAATTGCGGCTCATCCGGGCCGACTACACGGCCGCAACGCTGCCACTCTTCGACGAGACGAATGTCGTGGACTGGGGACGCCTCGGGCGGCGCGCGCCTTCGGACCTCGTCAACAGCGTGACCGTGCGCTTCACCGATGCCTGGACGGACGACACCGGCGCCGTCAGCGTGACCGATACGGCCCGGGTCCAGTCGATGGGCGAGGTGATCGCCACCACGCTCGACTATCCGGGCATCCGCTACCAGGGGCTCGCGATCCGCGTGGCCGAGCGCGACCTTCGCGCCCTTTCCGTGCCGCTACTCACGGGCGAGATCGTGGTGAACCGTGAGGGCGCGGACCTCGGCCCCGGCGATGTAATTCGGCTGCGGTCGTCCCGCCTCGGGCTCGACGATGTCGTCATGCGCATCTCCGAGATCGGTCAGGGCGACGGCCGCGACAATGGAATCCGGCTGAAGCTTGCGGAGGACGTCTTTGCCCTTGGCGCGACCGCCATCGCAGGCGGGCGCATGCCGACTGGGTCCGGGGTCGCGGCTCCGCCTAGGGCACTCTCCCGGCGCATGGTCGAGGAAGCACCGTACTGGCTGCTGGTCCGCGAACTCGGCCACACCGAGGCCGACCGCATTCTGTCGGAGGATCCAGATGCGGGCGCGGTTGTCGCCACGGGCGAGCGCCCCAGCGCCGATGCGCTGGCGGCGGAACTCTGGATCGACCCTGGAACCGGCCCGGCACAGGAGGGCGTGGTCGCCTTCGCGCCCACGGCGCTGCTGGCTGCGGACATCTCGGACCACCCGGAGGCGCGCGTCCTTCCCGTCACCGGCTGGCGCGACATCGGCGAGGTCGGCATCGGCACGCTTGCGAGCATCGGTGGCGAACTGGTCCGCGTCGACGGGATTACCTCCACGGCCATCACCGTGGGCCGGGGTTGCCTCGACACCGTGCCGCGTGCCCACCCTGCAGATACGCCCGTGATCTTCTTCGACGAGGGCGCGCGGATTACAGAGGACAGCTGGGCCGCGGGCGAGACCCTCGCGATCCGGCTGCTGCCGGAGACCGGGCGTGGCACGCTCGCCTTCGCGCTGGCACCCGAGGACAGCGTCACACTGGACCGCCGCGCCATCCGGCCCCTGCCGCCCGGGCGGGTGCAGGCCAACGGCAGCTATGCTCCTGATGTCGATGCGCTGATCGCAGATGATCTGGTGCTGACCTGGACCCATCGTGACCGGCTGACACAGACCAGCCCCGTGATCGTCGATCACACCGGTTCCTCCATCGGGCCGGAGCCGGGCGTCGGTTATGCAATCGAAGTGCGCTGGATCGACCCCGACATCGGCGTGGCGCTCATGCCGCCCGGCATCGTGATCGACGCTGGCATGGGGACAAGCTGGACGCTCGCGCCCGAGGACATCCCCGAGACCGGCGCGCCGGACCGCACGGCCGAGATCGACCTCGCCGTGCGCTCACGTCGTCTGGTTGGAGGCGCCTGGCTCACCGACCGCGAGGCCCGCCAGTTCCGGCTGACCGCGCCCTTCGCCGCTGGCTGGGATCGCGGCTGGGGCTTCCTCTGGGGCACCTGAGCCCCGCAATCACCATCCTCACGACAAGCGAGACCAAGCATGCCCGAACGGATCATGCCGGGACTGGGGCTGCGTGCCTTCTATGATCCCGGCCAGCGCAACTGGGGCACCAGCCTCAGCGAAGACCTGCGCCGTCTCTCGGCCCTCGTGCAGGCGCGTGCCACATCGCGGACCGCAGCACTTCCTGCCACGGGCACCGCAGGCCAGATCGCCATCGTGCCCGCCGCGGCAGGCGCCAATGCCAATGCGCTCGCCCTCTGGGACCAGTCGCCAGCCGGGGCGGCTGCATGGGTCTACCTGACCCCCGAGGAGGGCTGGCAGGTCTGGATCGCGGATGAAGCGCGGCATGTGCGGTTCACGGGTGGGGCATGGACCGAGGTGCCCCGACCGGGCGTCGTGCGCATCCGGACGCTGACGGCGACCAGCCACACGCTCGAAGCCGGCGATCTGGGCAGCATCCTCGAGACGACCGGCTCCTCGGCCGTCACCGTAACGATCCCGATTGAGGCGACCGTGCCCTTCGAGATCGGCACGCTCATCAATGTCACGCAAGTCGGCGCCGGGATCGCCACGATCACCGCTGCACCGGGCGTGTCGCTCAATGGCGTCACTGGAGGCTCCGTCGCCCTCGATGGCCAATGGTCCGGCGCCGCCCTCGTCAAGCGCGGGGCAGATGCCTGGGTCATCCAGGGCGCGCTGGCGGGGGCTGTCGCATGAGCCTGCTGATGATGCGCGCCGCCATCCTGGCGCAGGGCGGCGACACCGCTCCGCCGGTGGACATCGGCTCTGTCTGGCAACTCGACACAGCCCGCCGCCCTCCGGGCTACACTCTGTCCGATGCCAATCAGACCGCCGTGAACACCTCTGGCGGGACCAACTATATGCGCTGGGTGCCGAGTGCCAAGGCGATCCTGCCCTCGGACGGGCGGCGCTATTGGGAAGTTCTCTGTGCAGCCAGCGGGGCTGCCAGTTTCGACGGCTACATGGGCGTCGTCTCCGCCGCGCAGCGCGAGGAGTTCAATGTCGGCAACAACCCGATCACGCTGGGCTCCATCGGCTATCGCGGCAACGGTACCCTCTGGTCGTCGAACAACACTGTGGCCGAGCAGCGCCTGACCGGCCTGCCCACCTTCGGGGCGGGCAGCGTGCTGATGTTCGTCCTGGACCCGGCCACCGCGCGGCTCTGGGTCGGCAGGAACGGCGTCTGGCGCGACGATCCGGTGAGCGGGGCGGCAACGTGGACGGCCGCGCAGAGCACGGCCTTCTATCCGCAGGTCCAGGGCCGCAATCCCGGCGACGGCGGCACGCTGCGTTCGCAGCCCTCGCAGTTCAGCTACCCGGTTCCTCCCGGGGCGCTGCCGCTCGGCTACGAGCACCCCGACCTGCGCATCTTCGAGGCGCATGCCTTCATCGAACTGGCCTGGGACAAGGACCTCAGCGTCGGCGAGTTCGAGGCCTGGTTCAATCTCGGCGGCGGCACGCGCCTCACGGCGGGCGGCGTCTCGATCTTCCTCGATCACGGCGGGGGAACCTCCCTCACCGCCGCCCAATCCGCCCTCTACATCGAAGTGGAACTGCCATGAGTTACATCCTGCATCTGGGCCACCAGCCCACCGACATCGCCGGCATCTCGGGGCTCCTGAGCACCGCCGCCGGAGGGTTCGACCCGACGCTCGACGTCAACGCGATCCGGCACGTCGGCTTCAACACCTATTCCGCGCCGTTCTCCTTCTCGGTTTCGGAACCCGTGGGCGATCTCTGGCTGGGGTTCCGCTATGTGCCGCCCAGCGCCGACGCCAACAGCATCAATCGGTCAGAGGCAAGCTTTCTGGAATTCTACAGTGCGACCAACGTGCTGCTGGCCCAGATCAAGCCGGTCACGACGTCCAACCGCTATCACGCTATCGCCGCTGGCGACACCAGCGTGCAGGGCAGTTCCTCCTACACCGCCCCCAACGGTCAGCCGCAATGGATCGACGTACGGGTGACGGTCGGTGCCCAGATTACCATCGAGTTCTATGTCGAGGGCGTTCTGCAATCGACGGCCACCGCCGCGAACGCGAATGGAAAGGGCAAGCCGCGCCACGTGGTCTTTGCCAACACCTCCCTGCACGGGATTTCCACGAACCGCACCTGGTACTACGCCCATATCGCGGCCCTCGACGGCGTCTCGACTATCGGGCGGCGTTTCGTGCGCCGCAGCCCCAATGCCATCGCCAGCTTCAACCAGATGGTGGGCAGCATCGATGCGCTGCGCGATGGCGATATCGCCACGCGGGTCGCCAGCACGGCAGCGGGGCAGCGCATGTCCTTCTCGCTGACTGGCCCGACCGGACCCGCCTCGGTCTCGGCCATCGCTGGCGTGCATCTCAAGCAGATCGCGCAGGCGGGCACGGTCGGGCCCGACGCCACGGCAGGCTTTCTTCGCATCGGCGGGGTGAACCACGATGCCACCCCCGAGACCGTGCCGGACCTCGCACCCAAGCCCGTCTATTCGAGCTGGGCGGTGAACCCGGTCGATGCGAGCCCGTGGAGCGATCTGACCTTGCCCAACGAGGTTGGGATCCTGTCGGCATGAGCCCGCGTCGCTCCGGTGAGGGTCATGTCCGGATGCCCGATGCCGAGTTCGAGGAACTGCTGGCACGCGCGGCGGAAGAGGGTGCCAAACGCGCGCTGGCCGATGTCGGGCTCGACGGTACAGAGGCTGCAATGGATGTCCGCGATCTACGTGCGCTCGTGGACAGTATCCGGCTGGTGCGCCGCACCGCCATGCAGACAGCCGTCCGCATGATCACCACCAGCGTCATGCTGGCGCTGCTCGCCGGTATTGCCATTAAGCTCAAGATCTTCGGCGGCGGTCCGTAGCCGCGCCCATCCCGATCCATCAGCCCAACCGCACCCGCCCTCGTGGCGGGTTTTTCGTTTTCGGAGGACCCCATGCCCACGACTTTCCACCGCCACTGGCACGACGTGCCTGAGAGCACCTGGCGCTGGCCGAACTTCAGCCCGGCCGAAATCGCCTGCCGGGGCACCGGCAAGCTGCTCATTAACGAACCGGCGCTCGACAAGCTCCAGGCGCTGCGCGACCGGCTGGGTAAGCCGCTGATCGTCCGTTCCGCCTATCGCAGCCCCGAGCACAACAGTGCTGTCGGAGGCGCGACCCGGTCGAAACACCTCGACGGCGCCGCATTCGACATCGCCATGGCGAACCACGACCCCGTGGCCTTCGAGACCGCGGCGCGCGAGGTCGGGTTCCTCGGCTTCGGCTTCTACCCGCGCTCGGGGTTCATCCATGTCGATCTCGGTCCCGCACGTCAGTGGGGCGAGCGGTTCCCGGTCCGGGCGACCGCATTTGCAGCCGAGGCTCCGCCCGCGCGCGAAGTGCTCGCCGACAGCCGCACCATGAAGGGCGGTGGCGCGGCTGGCGTGGCGACACTGGGCGCAGCCGGAGTCGAGGTCGCGCAGAGCGTCCTGGCGGAGACCCAATCCGCCATCCTGCCGCTGGTGCCGTATCTCGACACGCTGCGCTGGGTGTTCATCGTGGTGGCGCTCGGTGGCATCGCGGTCACGATCTACGCCCGGCTCGACGACTGGCGCCGGGGGCGGCGGTGATCGCAGCGCTGCTCACCGGGATTGCCGCCAGCCGCTGGATGCGGGTGGTCCTGCGCTACGGCGCCATCGCGGTCGCCGTACTTCTGTTCTTGCTGGCACAACGGCGCTCCGGCGAGCGCGCTGGCAGCCTCGTCGAACGCCTCGAAACCACGGAGAAGGCCAATGATGTCCAACGCCGGATGCTGGAAGCGGCGGCTCGCCGCCCTCGCAATCGCGACGATCTTGCTGACCGGCTGCGCAACGGTCGCTTCTGAACCGCGCCTCGCGACCGTTTGTCCGCCCGTGGTGGAGTACACCCGCGAGGTTCAGGCGCGGGCGGCCGAAGAATCGTCGCAACTGCCCGAAGGCTCCTTGATTGCAGAGATGCTGAGCGACTATGCGGCCATGCGGGATCAGGCGAGAGCGTGTGATTGA